GCTTCGACACCTCACCCGCAACCGTCAACGTGATACCGCGACCGTCCGGGACCAACTTCGCCTCAAGCAGATCCAGAAGAACCTGCACCTGATCCGCCGACTCCCCAACAATGTGCCCGGTATAGCGCGGGTTCTTACGCACCCGCGGACCCGTAACCCCGGTCTGCGCGTTCTCACCCTGCGCCGGATGCCACACAATGTACGGCGCCGCCGGCTTCGTCGTACTCCCCGGCACCACGGCAACACTGATGAACGTCTTAGACGCGAACGCGGTGATCTCCTGCGTCTTCGCCTTGAGAGCGTCCGTATGCTTCTTAGACATTCAGAGACCCGCTTTCTTGTGCGCGTCGTCAACAGCACGCTCGATGCCGCGGATGAAGTCGGCTTCCTCTTCGTGGAGGGTCGTGACGAGCTCGCCACCGGGTGTCAGCGCGTTCGGAGAGTTGGGCGCACCGAACTCCACAAGATTGCCGAGACGCCCGGGGTCCTTGTCCTTGTTGTAGCCAATCTCCGACTGGACAACCTCGGCACCGAACCCCTTGAAATGCTTCACATCAAAGTCGATCGCAGCCGCCGCCTGCTTGAAATGCCGACGCCGGCCAACCTTCCGCGCCGCACCCCGCTTGATACGCACCGACGTGAACTTGATCGCAGACTCAAGGAACGGCCCAATGTTCTTCGGAACCGACTCAAGATCCGCGGCCAGACGATCCAGGTCGTCGAAGTTGAAGGTGATCCCGTCAGCCACGACCCGTGTACCGCTCTACCAGAACCAAACCAACCCGCACCGCATCCTGACCAAGCCACTGTGAGAGAAACAGATCCTTCTCATACTTCGTGGACGATGCAGTCGCTGAGCGCGCGTACGACACCCAGTGCGCCAGAGATGCCTTGCCGGGTCCGATGGCAGCCCTAGCGAGGAACGTGCGGATCGCCGTGTCTGCGTCAGCGCCCTCGAGACCGGCCTCAGTAACGAGTCTGTAGACCCGCGCGTAGTCTGAGTCCAGAGCGGCGCGGAACGCGTACACCGCGTGCTGCCCACCCATCGCTTCAACCTCCGCGGCAGTAAGCACGTGCTCGCCCGGCGACAGTCGCATAGCCGCCGCCGCCATGCCAGTGCGATACGCGTCCACTGACGCGCCCAGCATGGCGGCTACGGCACGCCCACCTTGTAGCGCCCTCTCACCTTTGCGGCGCATCCTCTCGGGACTTTTCCGGTTGCGGCTAACCCAGGCCGGGCGGCGATGACGGATCGACATGTACTGTGCCTTCCATGAATCTTGACGAGTACGTCGCGACAGCCATAAGTCAGGCTCCGCCACTTACGGCAACCCAAATGGAACGAATAGGCGCGCTGTTCGCCGGGACCGCTCAGGACACCGACTCGACGGGGTAACGGTGCGCGGTAACCTGCCCCGCCTGCGCCTCACCCTTTGTGCGGAACACCCGCCCAACAAGCGAGGCGTCCGCAGTGGATGCAGTGACCCGCCACAGCACGTTGACAACCACGTTCGGGGTCGCGCCGACCGCAACATGAATCTGGACGTCCTGAACGGCCGGGACTTGTGATCCCTGTTCCCGCTCGGACACCGTCAGAGTCGGATACTTCACCCGACCCGGAACCGCCGCGTAAACCGACACCTCTGTATCGGTGTACAGCCCATCAGCATCCGGCCCAGTACGCGTGATCGTGTACGCCTTGAACGTCTCCGTGAACCGCGCCTCAGCCTGCGCGCGACCCCTACCCAGCGCCCCACTCAGGATGCTCACCGCGTGTCCACCACCCACGCCGAACGCCCGTAACGGGTCGTCAGGTACTCCCGCACGTGCGCCGGCATCGTCATACCTGCCGCCGCCCCACCATCCGCGAACGCGAACCGGAAGTCATCAATAGCTACAGAACTAAGCCCCCCGGCACCGAGCCCCAACCCGGCCTCGACCGTCACCAAAGCGCTCGAAACAAGAACACAGTTGATGCTCTTCAAGTCGGGAGGAACCACGCTCAGCCCGTGCGAGAACGTGACATCAACAGGCTCGTCACAGTCAACGGTGATCGTGTCCTCACGGAGCGTGTACTCCACCGCCTCCCCATCACGCTCCACAGCGTCAACAGAGACGATGAAGTCCTGGGGCAGGTCCACCCGGCCCCCAGTCGGGTACGCAACGTACGTCGACTGGGAGACCGGGTAGACCTGACTGCGCATTACACCACGCATGAGGGCCGCAGCGTCGTCCAGCAACGCCTCAACCATCTCTTCCTCCTGAACCGTGAAGGTACGCATCAGACGCGCCCCCAGGTCAGAGGCGGTGGCGAATGCGACCATGGCTCAGACCGCCAGGCCGCGGTACACGCCGTGCGCGAGCGGGTTGCCGTACTTCAGGCCGATCTCGCCATAGATCTGCGACTTGATCGACGCGCCCGTGCGAGCCAGCTCCTCCTCGAAGAGAACACCCTTGCCGGGGATCTCCATGAAGACCGGGTCGACCTGCTCGAGCGACACAACCGCGATCGTGTCAGGAGCAAGCGCCCGCTCGATGACGACGTTCAGCGTGCCGAAGTCGGTCTCGATGGTCTGCACGTTCACGCCACCCACGTTGCGGGTGCCAGCGAACAGGTCGGTCTTGCCGAACGCGTCAGCGAATGCCGACGAGATCGCGCGCTTCTGACGCGAGGAAACGAACAGTGTCGCCGTGTCCTGCTCCGAGATGCCACCGTTGTCGTAGATGCCCTGCATGAAACCGGAGAACCCGTCCCACGTCAGAGTCGTCGCCGCCTCGATGACACTGACCGTGGACGTTCCGAGCGTGATCGCCGAACCGCCGAGGGTGGCGGAGATCTTGAACGAAACAGTGGTCGAGATCGACACCACGTAGTAGACGCGGTCGGTGCGGAGACCGGTCCCGCCTGCGTTGGTGATGACGATCTTGTCGCCGTTCGAGAACGCGTGCGTCGCGGTGACAGTGTCCGTCGCCGTGGTACCCGAAACCTCGCCGGTAGCGATGCGGTTCGTGGTCACGACAGACAGAAGCCCACCGGTCTGACGAGCGGTCGCGTTCGTAGCGGGGTTCGCCTCGATGCCGTGCCAGAACGAGTAGTTGACGTCGCGCGCGATCGTCTTGAGCGCGTTGCTGACCTGGTGACCGTGCTCGTCCGCAACCGGGTTCGCCCCGCCGTCAGCGGAAGTCCACGGCGCAGCCTCAACGGTCTTGTACTGACCGACCGCGGCCTGCTTCGTGTACGAGGTGCTGACCGACTCGTGGAAGATCTGCACCACGTTGTCGATGTTCGAGCGCGAACGCTCCTCCGACGTGGGCGCGTCGGCACCCTCGAGACGCGACTTGATCTCCGGGTCACGGAGATCCTCGGTCTGCCACTCGAAACGAGTCGAAGAGGTCGACTTGCCGCCGCCAATACCGCCCGAGAGCGACAGAAGCGGGGTGTCAGTGGGGGTGATGGCGATCAGTTCGCCGTGATAGTTCGGGAGATTGAACGTCGTCCCGAGACCAGAGACAGTAGCCATGGTCTAGCCTTTCTGCGCAGCCTTCTGCGTCTTGAGAGTTGCCGCGAGCGCAAAGTTGCGCGCCGCGGTTGCAGCCTTGATCGCGTCGTCGATGTCATCAGCAGCCGGCTTGGCGGGAGCCTTAGCCCCACCGTCACCGCCGCCCTGGAACCGGCCCTGCTGAGCCGCAAGGTGCGGCTTCTTCGCAAGGAGCTCATTGACTGCGTCCGCGAGAGTGTCAGAGTCGACATTCCCGTCGTCATCAACCTCGAAAGACCCGGGGTCAACGATCGAGGGATACGCAAGGATGTCGGTCGGATCGGCGAGCTTGCCCGTCGCAGCAGCGCGAAGGTTGGCCTTCACAACCCGAAGGTTGGCGGCACTGGTCGCTTCGGCACGCGCCTCAGCCTTTGCGGCCTCCAGCGCCTGCTCCTCAGCGGGCTTATCTCGCAACGCCAGTTCGGCACGTACACGCTCGAGCTCGGTCTTCGCATCGCGCGCTTCGGCCTTCGCCGCCGCACGTTCCGCCTTCATCCGATCGAGCGCCTGCTTACCGGCGTCCCCAAGTGCACCCTCACCCGAATCGAGCTCGTGTGCACTATCCTGCGTTTCGTCATCCACCGTTGCGGTGGTCTCCTGCTCTGACATGAGAAATTGCTCCTCGGTTGAGTTGGTGCAGCGTTGCGCTGCGGCCTTCCGCCCAAAAGGAGCGGGAAGAATTTTCAGTACAGGTACCCGTACCGGTTGAGAAGTTCCGCGATGCGTTCCGGATCGGTCGACATGCGCATGATCTGCTCAGGCATCAGGCGGAGCGTCTTCGTCCGCCGATACCTGTCCGAACCGCTCCGGTAAAGGTCATCGTTGGAGCGAGCCCACGCTGAACGCGCCGTCGTGCCCTCCGGGGTCGCATAAACCACGAGCGGCGAACCGTCAGCCGTCCGACCGATCTGAACCGGACGTAGCGACGCGCGGGAGTACGACCCGTCAGGACGTTTCGTGGAGGTGAGCGCACCACGGCGGGCGTTGACCACCTTGACGGGGTCAGCGCCGGCCCTGATTGCCTCGGCGCCAGCCTTCGTGAACACCCGCTCCTGCTCCGCAGAAGATAGCGACTCGAAATAGTCGGACGGAGACGAGAAGAACCCATCCGGTGTCTCGTTCTCGTACAACGGCATCGACGTACACCGGCAACCCGGATGCCTCTTGAAGTCAGTCCGGTACCCCTTGACGCCCGCGAGGATCGCACACCTCGAACACGCCCCCGGGTTCACCACCCGGATGCTGAACAGCGACCCACGCCCGACAGCGGCCGTCTTATCGGCCATCCGTCCCGCGTCGCGGACCAGCGTCGCAGCCATCACGTGCATCAGCGCCGCACCAGTCCTGAACGCTTCCCCAACGCCACTGCCACGGCCAATCAGCCGCTTCGTGGTGGTGACCGCCGCATACAGTTCCGGGGCCACAGAACGGCCCTCACGAGTCACCCCGCCGAACGCCTCCGGAACCACCTCCGGTCCACCGGACCCCAACGCACGCGTGGTGAACCCCGACGCCATCCGCGCCGCGTTCACCTGGCCCGCCGAAACGGCAACCTCCAACTCGGGTGCAATCGCAGACCAGCCGGCCTCAAGCGACCCAGCCGACATGCGACCCCACAACAGAGACGCCTGTGCGGCCGTGCGCTCAGACTCCGCTACGAGACGATCCTGATGGCGAGAAGCAACCTCAAGCAGCGTCGCCATCAGCGGTATCCGCCTCTAGCTCAGCCTGCAACGCCTCCTGAACACCAACACCCATCGCGACATCGGATTCTTCCTTCAGCATCCGCTTGATCCGAGCCATGTCATACGGGTCAATACCGTCCCGCTCCATGATCCACTCCAGCGGATACCCGGTCTGCCGCTTCTTCAGAAGCGCGTCCGCAAGCTGCGACTCCGAGCGGATCTCAGGGTTCTTCCACACGATCGTGGACATGCGAACCTCATCCGCAAGAGAGTTCTCCCCCTTCGCGAGAGCGATCAGACGAAAGATCTCCTGAATACCAGGGTTCGCATACGTCTGGAACTCGTATTCCTTGTTGACAAGACCAAGCTCCGACTTCTCCAGCCCGTCACCGCCTACATTCGACATACCCACCTTGGAAATGAGGTACGTCGGAGGGGTACGGGTCTGAGAGAAGATGTGCCCGACCAGAATGTCGATCACATCGGTGAAAACATCCAGCTTCGCCGCATCCCACTGGTCAACCTTCGCGTGCTCGCCAGAGAACACAGCAAAACGCGTCTCGTTGAGTTCCTTCATCGTCAACGGCTGCTCGAGGAACGTGCCGTCCGGCTGAGGAATGCGCCGCATCGGCGGCTGCGCGCCCAGAAGCACACGCGCCGGCATAGACGCATAGTCAGCCGCGAAGAACAGATAAGCCCACAGCAGGTTCACCGCGTTCTGCTTCGGGATCACCGCCTCAATCTCAGAGACCGGCTCACCACGCAGCATCGGACGGTTCGGAATCTCCACAATGGGCACAACACCCATGGGGTTCCGCTGCGGGTTCGGCTCGCCAGGAACCTCACGCAGCTCCCACGCGCCCCAAGAACTCGACGACAGCGCAGCCATCTGCACCGACTGGGGCTCATTCCCCATCGCCGCGGCAGCCGAACGGGGACGAACGAACTTCCACAACTGGTCGGGTGTATACAGGTTCGCGTACTCGTTGGTCTCATCAACCCACGTCTTCAGCGCAGCCTTCCGCTTACGCGGATTCATCCAGTCGTACTCGATCTCGACATTCGACGGGTGCTCCCAGGTCACCTCGGCGTCATCGCCCCACACCATCACGTAAGAACGCTTGGCGTTGAACGACGTAAGGAACCCCTGAGACGACTGCGCGTCCATCTGGTTCCTCAGCCAGTGATCCCACAGGCCAGACGCGCGGCGCTGCGTGGCGGCATCCCGAACCATCGGGTCTTCGCCACGCAGCTTCACGCCCAGAACCTTCGTGCGCTCCCCGATGGCGTTTGTCACAGACGCGCACCAGTTGTCAGAGAACTCCGAATAGCGGGCACCGTTCGCCTTCAGCCACTCATCCGTGGCAAACGTAAGCTTCTGGTGACCCGCGTAGTACTGCTCGAACATATCGATCTGTGGCCTACGGGCGACAAGCCGCTTGTTGATTTTGTTGACAAGCGCAAGGGCTTCTTTCGAGTCCATGAAACCCCTATCGAAAGTCAAAGAATCCAGGTGTACTCCGTGTCGGGAGTCGTGAACAGTTCAGCCGCGATGGCGTCCATCGTTGCTTCGTGCGCCAGGGTCGAAGACATCGCCTGGTCGATCTTTTGGTGGTCGGCGCCATGAGGCTTCCCGAGGACGTACCGCTGCATCGTTTTCGCGATCATCACCGCGTTGGTGACATGCGTGCGCGTGACCGTGTCGCCGTCGTGCCGAAAGGATGCATTCGGGTTTCGGATAACGGAACGGAACTGCTCAAGCGAAGCGTGCATGGGTGTCAGGCGAGCACACGACCAAGGCAGGAACACCTTCGCCCCGTACTTCGCCGCCCACTCCGCCAACTCCGTGCGCCAGGAATCGTCATCGTCGATCGCGGTCGCATCAATCGCACCCGCCGCTGACCCCGCAGGGTCAATGTAGGCGCGCACGATTCGGTAGTTCGACGCGAGATAGTCAACCGCCGCCCGCACTTCTCCACGCGGAATGTACCCGTTGAAGAGAGCAGGGTCCCAAACGGTCGGTCGATCCTCACCGCCGACGCTGTAAGTCGGCGTGAACTGATACTGATCCGCCGTCTCGAGTCGAATGCCCGTCCAGTCATTGTTGTTCGACAGGTCCATACCCATCGCAACAGCCGTACGGGGAGACACTTCGACGGGTGCACTCTTCGACACCCACTCTTCCTCGGTCACCCACTTGCCATCGCCCGCAACAAGCCGGTTCCCGAAGAACCGTTCCGCGTCGGCCGGGTCGTTCTTCATCATCTCGGCGGCTTCGCCCTCGATCATGTCGACGTTGACCCACGGCGCGCCCGCATAGTTGAACTGGAAGATCTTCCGACGATCCGCCTTGCTCTTGAAGCTCAGGTTGGCGGGCGGCTTCCGGAAGTCGCGGTGTACGTCCTTCGCGTCGGACTCATACGTCCGTTGCGCCACCGAATCCGCGGCCGGGTCCCATGCGTTCGTAGTCTCAATCGCACGCCCACCCATACCGGCGAGACCCTGACGCTGCTTCTTCGCCAGGTTGTGCCCGCCGTTGGACTTAGTCCACAGCCCCGTCTCGTCCTGCACCACGAACGTGACACGCTGACCAAGACGCGAGTTCCCCTTAGATGTAACGACATCGATGCGCCCATCGCCCGGCAGGCGAATGAACTCCTCGCCCGTCTTAGGGATGAGATCCGCCAGAGGCCCGAGCTCGATCATGGGCCGCAAAGCGTCATAGGTGTTCGCGGTCTGATCCTCCGACGTCGCCGTGATCTGAATCAACGGCGTCGCCCACGGGCGCCCCATCGGAGCCCCCTCCGGATACCGGTACACCCACCCGCAGAAACACCCATGCTCAGCGCAGTCGTAAACCTCGCCACCCTGGGCCCAACCAGCGAACAACGCCGGCCCGACACCCTCCACACAAACAAACGCGGAGATGAGCGGCGACTTACCCCACTTCTGCGCACGAACGAGCTGCGAACGACGGAAGGTGAACGCCGAACCAAGCGGGTTAGCAGGAAGATCAGGATCGAACTCCGCGGCCGGGTCGAACTTCGCGGCACCACGCACCAGATAGTGCGACCCAACGAACATGAACTGCTCATCCGCAAGCTTGAACGGAAGTCCCCGGTGCGCCCTATCCGGCACCACACAGTGCCGCTCAATCCACTTAGGGACCACCAACAGCGGACGGTCAGCGCCCATTAGCGAGCGCCGCCCAACGCTCCTCCGCGTCAGAACCCAAATCCTCGTCAGCGGCTACCGCAGACGACTGGCGCTTCTTCGCCAACTCATCCTCACCGAACTTCCACCGCAGAGAGTGCATCCCCGGCAGCGACAAACCAATCTCAGCGCCCATCCGAAGCACAGCCGTCTTCAAACCAGCCGAAGCACCCGACTCAACAGACTCGAGAAACGCGCGCACATACGCAGCAACCTCATACTTCAGCCCGAGCCGATCCCACATGAAAGCCTGCGGCTTACACCACAACTCCGACCACAACGCCAACTCAGCCTCAGACACCTCACCAAGAGGCAGATCCGGAACAACGCCCGAGAACCCCTCCACCGGCAGAACCTGCCACGCCGCATCATCCTTACGATCCCGACGCAGAGCATTCGGGTCCGGAGCCGGCCCACTATTACCGTGACCACCAGAAGGCATAGCACTCACATCCCTCAGCGTTGCGCTGGACCCCCTTGCGGAGCCATCGGATCAATCGAACATAGGTGCGGGGCGGAACATCTTTGACCCGCCAAACCTGACAGCGCCCTCTCCGGCGGTCCTCTGCCGGAGGGTCGAAGGGGGACCCTGCCCACCCCTTGTGAGCGTCAGTCGAACATCTGTTCAGGCAGTCCGGTACGTAGCCAGGATCTCGTGAGCCCAAGCGACCAGATCATCGACCCGTTGGCCCGAAGGCTGGGAACTGGACCAGAGTTCGAGGTTGCCTGGCCTGTTGTCGTGCCGTACGCCGTTGATGTGATGGACAGTCTCGGTGCCCAGTAGCCGACGCCCAAGCATGCGTTCCATCACGTACCGGTGCTCGAGCATTCGGCGCCCACGAACAGTGAGCATGACGTATCCATCCCTGCCCCGCTTGGGGGTGCCGTCTCCTGTACGGGGCGCAGCTTCTCCGGGGTCTCCGTGCTTGTACAGACGTTGGATGTGCAGGGCGCAGAGTCCGCGGGCGCGCTCCTTGCGGAGGCATCCCTCTACGCTGCAATCGTCCTTCTCGCGAACGATCAGGGCCACGCTGCCCGTGCGTTGGACCCGGTCATAGTGCAAGCGACACATGCGCTTGACTGTTGCTCGTCGGGCACACTCGTCTACGGTGCAGATAGACTGAAGATCAGCCATTGAATCTCCTACGCAACTAGGGGTTCTGGTTAGGCCCGGCGAGTGTTGACGCACTCGTTCGGGCCGTTTCCATTCTCTCGCAAGTCTCCGACATTCAGGCGGTGAATCCGCCTGGCTGATTCCTGGCAGTCTCGATGGAGTGACAGCGATGGTCTAGGCCACGCCCATACTGGGGGTCGTTGGGATTGAGGCCGAGTTCTACAAGCTCGCGCCTGCTGAGGGGGTAGTGGTCGGCCACAGTCGAGAACTGCACACCACAGAGAACGCACATAGGGTCGCGAGCTAGAACCGCGTCCCTAAACGCTTGGTGTCCACGTGTGTTGTAACCCCGGTCCCGTGCTGTACCCCTAGCCCTGTCTGCTGCACGCCTGTGCTGTGCGCAGCGTGACCCCTCGGTGGTGGGGTAGATAGCTGGGCATCCTGAGACGGAGCACACGCGCATGGTGTACCTCGATGTCGAAGGGAATCGTTGCGGTACTGACCGGACTTGAACCGGCGACCTCTGCCGTGACAGGGCAGCGCTCTAACCAACTGAGCTACAGAACCAAGCGCCCGTTTCCTTGCACCGATGGGCTTCGGCTCGCTACCCGGTGATCAACCCGGCCACTTCGCACTATTGGTGCGCATTAACGAGGCAAGTGTTTCGGTGTGGTTTGCGTCGTCACCGCGACGAGATAGAAACGCCTCCAGCAGTCAGGCCCGGATGACCGGGATCATCTTCACGTCTGCAAGCCATGCGGCGGTCAGCCGGTGATGCCCGTCCCAGACGCGTCCATCGTTTCCGAGGAGAATCGGCTCGAGGATGCCGTTCTGCTTGACGCTTTCGACCAGTGCGGCAATCTTCTCCGCGTGGCACTCCTCGAGGTAGTCGAACTCTTTGTCCCAACCTCGCTCGTCGCCATCTTTGTACTCGGCGAGGATCGTCTCACGGGACATGTACTCAGTCATCGTCATCTTCCGGGACTGTTGCTGATTGGCGGTCTTCAGTGAGCGCCACGTCCAACAGGCCGCGTTTCATCACCCAGGACATTTCGGGGGACGACAACACACCAACCGTGGATTGCCCGTCCTGTTCCATCTCCGGTGAGAGTCGGTGGCTGATGAGTACCCAGGCTTCTACATACGAGTCGGGTTCAACTTTCTCGTAGTAGGTGCGGACTGCCGCACACAGGTCGTCGTATGCGCTCATCTCGCGTAGTCCCAGAAGAACCTTGTGCCGTCACCCACGCATTTGTGTGGGCCGGCGTGACCAGCGGGGAGGTAGCAGTCGACAGTGTCGTAGTCGAGTACCAACGTCATCGTGCAGGTCACTTTGAGCCCTCACCCTCACATTGCTTCCGCGGCCTTCGCAATCGCATCCGCGTGATGCTTGGCCATGTACTTGATGAGATCTCGGACTCTCTGACCGGCAGGCTGAGGGCGCCACCAGAGTTCCAGGTTCTCGAGTCGGTTGTCATTCCGAACGCCGTTGATGTGGTGCACGTTCTCGCCCTTGACGAGTCGGCGCCCGAGGTGGGTCTCCATGACGAGCCTGTGCTCAGGGAGTTGCCCGTGCGGTGTCGGGACGATCACGTACCCGTCAGCGTTGATGAACTTGCGTTCGTAATCCGCCGCAACCACGAGGGTGTCAGCCCACTCCTCGTAGGTTCCATCCTTGGCGGTCGCGACGACGCAGACGCTGCACAGTCCCCTGGGCAGACGCCCATTCTTCGGGGGCTTCGTACAGCGTTTGCAGACCACGCCATTCGCCCCCTGTATGGGTAAACCCGGATGCTTGAGGTACGCCTCGAACGACGGCCTAGGGCCTTGAGGGAGCCACCCGGCGTGGTCTGCAAGATTTAGTTGTGAGGCTCAGCCTCTGAGGGCGGGTCGGCCTGCTCACTCACGAGACGCCCGATCCGGGAGTCGATGTACTCAGCCCGAAGGTTGCAGCACTCGTCCGTGTCACACCGGCACATCAGTCAGCCACCGGATACAGGTCCACGTACTGTCCGTGGTGTGGGAGCCACTGCCAACGGTGGAAGATCCCGTTGCGTCGGACGAGCCAGTACTGTCCGTCGTGCGACACGGCTTTCCGGCGCCCATCCCACGTGACTGTTCCGTCAGGCCACGACTCGACACACAGAATTCGGTCGTTCATGCTTCCATCTCCCACGTGTGGTCGATGACAGTCATGGACTGTTCACGCAGAGCGGTTTCGTGTTTCCGGAAGAAGTGGTTGCAGTAGGTGAGCTCGATCATGTCGATCCAGCACGACCAGTAGGCTTGCACGCCGCAGTGATCGCAGCGCCTTGAGGTGTCGACCATGACGCACCGCCCGTCACTCGGGGGTTGGTGAGCGTGGGCGCGTATCAGAGTTAGCGGCTTTCGCGCTTTCTCTAATACGGCGCCCACGCTCGGGAAGTTCCCGACCTGTCGCCCTCGTCCGCACAGTGCACTTATCAGGCTCGATAGCCCGTTCAATCGTTCGTTGCGGGATTGACAGGTGGAAGTTGGTTACGGTTCGACGAACTCGAGCGCGTACACGCCTGAGTCCTTGACCGTGAAGGTGGTGATCGACGGCTTCGAGTGCTCGCCGGTCTTGTTCTCGAACCATGCCGAGCCTGCATCGAACATCGAACACGACACGATCGCCCGACCACGTGATTCCCGGTAACCGGGCTGGTGGAAGTGACCGTGGCACACGATCCGTGCGTCAGCCATCGGAGACCGTGTAGACGCCGCCTGATTCGCAACCCACTGCGGGATGCGGTCATACGTGCCTGCGTGGTGTCCGTGAGTGAACGCGACCACAGTCCCGACGACGTCCACATACGTCACGACGTCGTACTTCGACGGCGGGTAGTGGAACGTCAGGTTGAACCGGTCGGGGGCGAGAAGCGCGAACGCTTCCTCCACCGTCTTGGCGATACCAATGCCGTGGTCCCCGTAGCCGACCTTCCCCATCGCGTTCCGAACTTCGCCGTGGTTCGACGGGACCGCAGCCACATGCGTTTCACCCGCATACGGGGCAAGGGTCAGGATCGCCTCAGTGAGACGACGCTGCCACGCCTGCAACTGCTCCGGGAACTCCAGGGTGTTCGTTGCGATCTGGTTCGGCGCCGACGATGTGATGCCCTCAACGGGGTCACCGTTGTCCGCGATAACCAGCACACTCGGACGCTGCTGCTTGACCTTCCAAGCCACCTTCGCAAGAGCCTGCTTGTACCGGTTCTCGAGGTCGTCGGGTCCGGTCGAGTCCGGGCCGTCCTTGCCGAGCTGACCGTCTGCGAGGCAGACAACCATCGGGAGGCCGGGGGTTTTCGCAGGCTTCATCGGCTTCGCGGGACGGATCAGTGACGCAAGCCACTCCGCACCCGGCGATTCCTCCGCGGCGGTGATCCGCTCGAACTGGAAGAAAAACGAGTAGGTGTCTTCGCGGTCATGATGGGTCTTCGTCCACTGTGACGTCTTACCTACGATGCGGAAGACATCAGGGTCGATGCCCGCCAGCTTCAGGAGTTCCCGTTCGTCTGAGACCATGCCGCGAACGGCGCCGGTGGCCGCTTCGCCCTTGCCCGTCTCGTAGTCCAGTTCAGAGTGCTTCTGGTACTTCGTAGGCGGTGTCGGCAACGGGGCGTCGTTGAGGCGGTCTGTGAGGCTCATGCGAGACCCCGCTTCACACGCCACGCACGGAACGCCGTGTCCGACATGTCCGGGGCACCCTCAGAAACAAGTTCCTTCAACAGGGCCACATGACCCCACTCAGGGTTCGATACGGCGTTCAGGATGACTGCCTGCTCACCCTCGGGGCGAGACTCCAACCACACATCCATGACGGATCGGCCGGGGCGGTACTTCGCTGGCGGTGCAGCGAGACGATCGATGAGTCCCATGGTCGCTCCCAATGGGTTGGGTGCACACTCCCCCGGAAAGCGCGGGGCGCGTACACAGGGAAAGTGAAAGGCCCGACCGCACCGTTACGTGGCTTCGGGTTGTGACGGTCACGCGCTTAGCGACGGCGCGACTTTGGGACCGTGTTTGGGTATGGTGGCCGGCTCCTGGGCGCGGCCTTCCTCAACCGAACTACGGGGTCGCCGCTGCCGGGAGGAATGCGAAAGGCCGCTTTCCGGGCATGCGAAAGCGACCTACGTCAGATTATACACACACGAACGGTCGTGCGCAAGGCTCCTAAACGGTGCGTTTTACGGGGACGCCATGCTCCGCGAGGTAGGCCGCCGCTTCACTGCACGTCATCAGCCCACGACCGGCCCAGATGACGCCGCACCGCTCACACCGAGTGCCTCCGGCGTCCTCGATTGCCGCAGGGAAGACGTGCGCCTCAATCTGCGATGTCATGTGTCGATCCTCTCACTAGTCACTTGTTCGAGTTCGTAGGCGAGTTCTCGTGCTCCCCACCTCTTGTCGCAGGCACGGCAATGAGCAGTGGACTCGTCAATCAGGTTCACTTCCGGGTTGCGGGGTGATTCGACGACAAGGGGGCGCGGGTATCGTTCCCCATCCCTCCACCACTCCGACGCCCCACATGTGGGGCACGGGTCGGGGAGGTCTTTCTGTCGGGGTGGTTCAATCTCCCTGCGAATCGCAGCCGCCCAGTTGGTGAGGAGACGAACCCGCCCGGCGATGCTTCCCGCCTCGCGTTCCGTCTGCGTCCATGTCACGTACCATGCCCGCAACGTCCGCCCCGGATCACCCTTGTGCACCGTAGCTTTCGCGTCATGCGCCCAGTCGGTGATCTGCGAGCTGATCCGCATGAACAACTGGAGTGCGCCGGAGTTGATCGGTACCCGCTGGTTCGGAAGCGACTTGGACCCTTCCCGGGACAGGGAGAAACGGATCTCGTTCTCCAACCGGTCCAACAGGGGCGTGTCGAACACGACACACGTGAACCGGGAATCCTGAATCGTGTGATGCAGCACGGCCGGTTTCGTCAAAGCGTCAACCGCGTCCAACAGTTCGGTCATCGGGTTCCTGCTTCCTCAAGACTGTGGGCGAGCTCAACGTCTTCCGCGGGCACGAAACAAAACCCCGGACGCACCCCCGACATGCGCCACTCCGACCCCGGATGCACACACTCCGAAGCCACAGGGTGACGATCAACCGGGGGGAACACGACAGCAACCCGACCCGCATGGTCTGCGCACGCGAACATGTTGTGCACCGGGTTGTCGTATAGGTAATGGGTGGTTGCGGGGGCGCCACACATGTGGACAGCCCACGACGTGACGAACCCGCAGTGCCCCTTCGCCGACGTGGGCAGGACAGGACCGAGCGTTCCCGGGCGGGTCATGCGCGTGCTCCTTCACGGGCGAGGTGATGCGTCATGATTCGTCGCCCGATGTGCTCGAAGATGGGTGGGACGACGGCGTTCCCGAGGGCGTGGAGAGGGTTGTAGACCAGCCGGCGGGGAACCCCATGAGCCACTCGACCCACCTCGGGTTCAGGTAGCCAATCCCCTCCCCCGTGTTGCCCACCGCTTCCTCGAGGTTCAAGTTCGAGCGGCCAGGGCGTTGCGGGTTCGTCCTGATCCCCGCCATTACCGCCCGAGGGGTAGGCCACGAGGTAGACCCTTTCGCGAATGTGCGGTGCGCCGAACTGGTTCGCGGATAGAGTCGACCACTCCGCATCGAACCCGAGGGCGTGAAGGTCGGCGAGGACGGACCCCCAAGCCCATCCATCTCGAACGAGAGCTGCGACATTCTCCACCACGACGTAGCGGGGTCGTACTGTCCGAATGACGTCGGCCATTGCGGGCCACATCCAGCGCTCATCTTCCATGCCTCTCTGTAGTCCGCCCTGGCTGAATGGCTGGCATGGGAACCCGCCGGCGACAACGTCAACGGGTTCCCGGTCAGACCACCATGCGGGCGTGGTGACGACGTCGTCGTGAATCGCTGCATGCGGCCAATGGCGAGCGAGAACCTGCCGGCACCACTGGTCACGTTCGACGAGGCCGACGATGTTCATGCCCGCGCGTTGCAGACCGAGCTCTATCCCCCCGATGCCGGCGAACAGGCCGACCACATTGAGCGGCCTCATCGTGGCCTCCAGGCGTGGACAGCAGCCTCATGGATCTTCCGGTCTTCGTAGGACTCGGGGCGGTAACCGCAGCCGCATCTCATCCGGTTCTCCTTGCGTTGGGGCAGTCGGGTCGTCCCCCTGTGAACGGGTTCCGACAGTTGCCGCACACATGCGCGGGTGGTTCGGGTGGAGGGTTCAACACCGCGTCCAACCAGACGCGCTCCGCTTTCGTGGGACGAGACCAATGCTTCTTAGGCATCACGCACCGCCTAAAACGGGGTGTCGTCGCCGAAGCTGCCGGGAGTGCCCCAGGCGTCCGCCGCCGCGGTAGGCGCGCTCTCCCGCGGTGCACCTCCGTCGCCGCCCGCAGCGCGGGTGACCTGAGCAGTCGCGTATCGCAGCGACGGGCCAATCTCGTCAACCTCGAGCTCGATCGCGGTGCGGTTGTTGCCCTCGCGGTCCTGATAACTGCGCTGCTTCAGGCGTCCGGTCGCGACCACCCGCATGCCCTTCGTCAGCGAGCCGGCCACGTTCTCCGCGAACTCCTTCCAAACCGACGCGCGGAGGAACAGTGCCTCCCCGCCCACGTACTCGTTCTTCTGCCGGTCGAAGTTGCGGGGTGTTGACGCGATGGTGAAGTTCGCGACCGCGAGGCCGTTCTGCGTGTACCGCAGCTCGGGATCAGCCGTCAGGTTCCCGACTACGGTGATGATCGTTTCGCCAGCCATCAGTTGCTCTTCTCTTCGGGGTTCTCGGTGGTCAGGTCGTAGCCGTTGAAATCGTTGGCGATAAGCCATGCGAGGGGCTTCTCACCGGGGCAGTCGGGGCGGAGCGGGATGACATCGGGAAGCCACAGGCGCATTCCCTCTCCCCATTCGGGCTCGTTGGGCATGGCCTCGTTGATCGCCTGGATACCCTCTGCGAACGCCAGGGCGTCTCGGGTCTGTGACGGGATGAGCGCGGTCATTGGTTGCTCCATTCGGTGACGTCGATTCCGACGCCGGTAGGGTCTCCGGGGGTTGGGTAACGCTTCGTCGCGACAAGGGTCACGACGAGGGAATCGTCGGCAAGTAGTCCGCCATCGGTGAGACCGTCTAGGACGGCCCTCGAGAGCTTGTCGATATCCCCGACGCGCCCCGCAGGTGTGCTCCAACGGGGTTTCTGGGGGCGTGGGAGGACAAACGAAAGGGTCACGATGACTGGACAGTCGAACGTGACCCCAAGGTCCGCATGAGTGGCGATCACATGCCGCCACGGTTTCAGGCGGGCAGCGTTCGCATCCCGCAACCACGCACGCCCCTTCGCCTGCGACACAGTCTTGGAGCCCTGCGGGACAGGGACACCCTCGATGAAGAACGAAACCGTGTCAGTCATGCGGCCAATGTCCCGTTCCTGTGGTGGGTGGAGTTCGCCAGATAGATCGGCAACCCGAGCTCGGCACGGATACGTTCAACGGTCTTCACGTTGCAGCCGATGTGGTTCGCGATCTTCTTGCCAGACCAGCGGCGTTCGTTGAGGATGCTGATGACTTCGCGGCGTTGTTCCGGGTTGAGGTCGGGTTGTTCCCCAGCGAGGGCGTACTCCACGGTGGATGCCCACAGTTCTTCGACGGTAGGCAGTTCGGGTTCCGCGCCCGGGTCGTCAATCGTGTCGTCATCCCATGCGAGGGGTGACGCCCAACCGTGCTTCTGTGCGATGCGACGGGACCGGGCGTAGGACTGCTTCTCGACGGGCGTGTTGAGGGGTGGGAGGGTGTTCCACATTTCGTCGTACAGGCGGGCGATGAGGTCGCGGGTGGTTGTGGTGACGGTGGTGGAGCGGGTGATGTTCAGCGCCCACGTTTTCGCATGGCCGGCGCGTGCGCTGATGGCCCAGAACGTCCACCCGACAGCGACAAGGGCGCGGAGGCGGCGTGTGGTTCCGGTGGCGTCGGTCTTGCGGGGTTCGGGTGCCCGGTGTCGCATCTTCGGGTGGGTGCCGAGGAGTGCGTCAGCGGTCTCCCGCTCCACCCGCACGGTCACACCGCGCATGATGCGGGAGATGGTGGGAACGGACACGCCCGACACCGCTTCGATATCGGCATACGTCCAGTCCTCACGCATGAGCTGCATGATCCTGGGGACGGTGATGATCGCGTTGACGTATTCCTGGGTTCGGCCGGCGCGGGCTCGTGCCTCACGGTCGCGTTCCTGCTTCGCGCGGTGCGCCCTGCATGAGGCGCAACGGCAGCGGTGTTTCTGGTAGCAGGTGCCTGTGGCTCCGTGCTTGTGGTCGGGGTCGCAGATGCCCATGTGGGTCTCCTGGTATGCAGTGAGGGCCACACCATTACGGTGCGACCCTCGAAAATGGATGAAGATGTCCAGTTATCGGACGTTCGCTATCTCCAGCAGCACGTCAGCGTGGCAGGGCTGATCCAGCGGGCACCAGCACGCGAGGTCACGGCCACCGAGTTCGGTACGCAGGAGTGCGAGCGTTTCGGTGTCGTACTCGTGGGCGCCGAACGGGCCGGTCTGGAGCTCGAACGCCTCGACTGCCCATGCCCGCGCCTCGGACGCGTCCGCGCTTACGCCCAGAACATGACTGCCCCGAACGATGTAGGCCATGGTCCCGTCGATGAGACGGTCCCTGGTGATGCGGTACGGGTTGCCCCATTTCGACGGCCGCGACACGATCACCGCATCCGGGTTGTCAGCCCGCCACGGGCGCTGGCGGGACATCTGAATCCGCTTAGGCATCTCGGTTCCGTTCGTTGTGGTCACAGTCGGTGCAGGTACACGACACCCGCCTGCAACCGTCATGCCCCGGGGTGGATGGGTGCTGGCAGTACCCGGACATGGTCATAGGGACACGGTCACGGGATGAGGTCATCGGCCAGCGTCCTGGTACCAGCCACATCCGGGGCAGAAGTAGAACTTGCCTTCGTCGTCTTCGCGTGGGTCCATCTCGGACCCACATCCGTCTTCAGGGCAGATCATTCCTGCGCCTTTCCGGGTGCGGGCCTAGCGCGATGTACGGTTCCGTCTAGATCGACAGCGATGACCACGCCCTCCTCCGTCTCATACGGAATCGTCGGCGCGGTCAAGCGCTCGTGCTCGGAGATCAGTGCGCGGAGAGCGCGAGCGACCTCGAAGTTCCGCGGTGGATGCGCCCACGCAGCGTGCGGTTCGTCGTACGCCGCCAATGCGGCGCGCGCGTCGTCGATAGCGCTCATTTCTGCACCTTTCGGTAGTACCGGTTGAAGTTGGTTTCGTTGATCCACCTGACCGGGACACGCCCAGACGGCCCCGGTTGTGCGTCGACACGCGCCCACCCCAAATAGTTCGGGGTGTTACGGCGGGGTCTTGCGTCTACAATCCGCACCGGGGTATCGAACCGCACCCACACGCCGTCGTACTGTTCGAGCAGGTGTCCGCGGGCCGTCAACACCGCATCAGACAAACGCCTCACGACGTCGCCTCCGCAGTTTCGACCGGCTCCCATGGGCCTGCCTTACGGCGGCGAACGATGTGGTCGTCCGGGTTCCAGAAGTCCGGGTCATGACCGTCGAGCGCCTTCACACATGCGTCGAACGTGTCGGACAGTTCTTCGTCCTGCGGGCCGAACGGCCACGCATGAAGCCCTGCCCCGTCCTGGATCGCGTACTCCCACTCGTCGGTGATCGGCCCCTGTCGGCGGAAGCGCGCCACGAACCGATCACGAAAGTCCTCGATCAGCGACGGCTCGTTCTCGTCCTCGATGTTCCATGCGGCGAGCAAATCGTTCGCGAAGTCCCATAGGGCTTCGTCTGTCAGCGCCTCGCGCTCGTAGTCACTCACGACTCCGCCCCCTTCAAACCCTTGAGGCGTTCGACTTCAGCCCAGTACGCCTTGATCCCCACCTCGGAGAACACATGCTTCTCGGGTTCCAGTTGCCGGCGAATCCTCGCTGCACGCTCCCGGGCCTCGAGTACACGGCGGGCGTTACGGATCACATGCACCGGCATGAGCCAGTCCGACGACTCCCGGTAATGCAGGGTCGCTGCCTCCACAGCCACATCCAGGTCTACGCGGGCCAAATCCCCAGCCCACACCTTCGCCACAGACGGCGACACCTTCCGGCCATCCCTAGCTGATGCCAGGGTCAAGAGCTGGAACGCTTCCGGCTCGTTCATCGTTTCCTCCGTAGTACTTGTAGAACTCAGCGGCGTTCTCATCGGCTCGAGCGAGCTTCGTCGCGCTAGGGACGCGCTCGTTGCGGAGCCAGTAACGCCACGCAGCAAGCCAGTCCTTCTTGGTCGCGGTTCGTCCCGCAGCCGCACGCCAGTAGTCCACGAACTGTTTCGTCGCCCGATCCACATCAATGGCCGGAACTTCCTTCGCCGCCCACTGCCTCATCTCGGCTTTCAGCACGAATGGATCAGGGATGCGGGTGGCCCGCTTTTGCGGGCTCTCTCTTCCGTTAGGAAGAGGGTCGGGAGGGGAAAGGGACTGGGATGGGGCAAGGGGAACTTCTGGCGAAGTTCCCGCTTCGTTCGGCGATTGTTCGCCCGAACCATCCGTCTCTTTGGGGACACCCTTCTTCGCCGCGCGAACCTTCTTCATCCGCTCCCGAGCGGCAAGTCTTTCCGCCTCCACCTCGGCTTTACTCGGCTGGTAGTCTGCCCAGTCGCGGAACTGCCACCCACCTTCAGCCGGTTCCCAGAGCCCTGCATCGTGTAGGTCTTGGGCTAGGGCAGGTGTGCCACCGAGGCGAGGGAGGGTCTTGGATGGCACGTACCCATCGGTGAGGTACTTGGCGCACCACGAGCCGGCGAGCGACCATAGCCCCACAGCCGCTAGCGACAGGTCCATCACCTTCGGGTGCCCGTGGAACCCGTCATCTACCTTGAACCAAGGCATCCAGCACCACCCTCATCGCTCTCATAGCCGTGACCGGTTCGGCCTCGAAGCACTCTGTCCATCCACCGTGGTGCCGCAAGTACGGCACGGACTGTTCCTTCGACTTGAAGGCCGGCCGAGCCACAATCGCTAGCAGATCGTGGGAGTCACGCTCGAGATCAAGCGCGAATCGGGTCGGACTGCGCACGATCAAGTTCAAGTCGGCGCCCGCAGAGACGAACTGGCGCCATCGAGTAGGGCGGGACGTTATTCCGACCTTGACTATCGACGTCGCCCAGTCAGCCGGCCAGGATACGAGATAGGTGTACAGCTCACCCCGCGGCAGAGCCTCCTGGTAGGGACGGAGCGATCCGTCGTTGGGGAACGTCATGTATAGACGCGCGTCACGTGGCATGACCCTCCCTAGTCGTCTGTTGCGGCGGGGAACGTCACGGTAGGGCTGTTCGCCACCCACTCCGCGTGGCGGGCGGCGAATTCCTCTTCGGTCTCGTCCCACACGCGTTCCCCGTACGGGGTCGTGAAGAACGCGCCACCGTCACGGTCATAATCGAGGTAGCCCTTCGCTTCACCCTCGGCAACGATCGCGTTGTACCGGAGTTTGAAGTCCTCGAACTGGCGAAGCTGCGCTTCCGTGAGTGGCAGGAGGTGGCCCTTGCGGACGGGGCCGAACATGCTCTCGATGTAGGCCGACTGCTGGGCCCAGGTGTCCGCGAGTTTCTTCGTCCACACGTCCGGGAGGAAGTTGGGTTGTGCCATCGGTCTTGCTCCTAGTCGTCTTTTGCTGGGGTGACGGGGTAATGCAGTAACGCGAACCGGATCACGGCAAGGTCAACGGAACACACCTCGTTGATCTCTTCGACGGTCCATCCGTGTTGGATCCACAACGCGCGGATTGCGACGTCCCTTTGTGGGCGGGATGGGCCTCGCGCGTACTCGATGAGGGTTTCTACCCACATGTCGTCGCGCGAATATGACTCTGACGACATAACTGGCCTCCCTCAGCGTTCGGTTTCGTGGGTGCGGGTGTTCTCGTCAACGAGGTAGTAGCGTTCCCCGTCCAGGTACTCGACAACGGTGTTCAGCGCCCGCGTCAGGGTCGCCTCGTTCGTCGCGGCCTTCTCAACCCGTAGCCCGCGTTCGATGAGGTCGAGGCGGACGATGGCGTGTGCGTCTTCCGCGGCGCCGTTGCAGGGTGTGCAGACCGCTACGAGGTTGGCTGGGTGGTTGAGTACCCTCGACCCACCTGACCCACGGTTGGCCCTGTGGTGGGCTGTCTGCGCTTCCCCGAGGCAACCGGGAAGGGCGAGAAGACAGAAGCCGCCATCCCGGGAGATGACGGCTCGCTTCACAGCGACGGTGGGGTGTGGCGACCCGGTGCGTTTGTTCACAGCGGCAGGGTCCTGACGACCCGCTCGAACTGTGTCCATCCGAACCGGTGCCCGCAACCCGCACACGTGATGTAGTGCCCGTTCGCCACCATCCGCGCCTTGCCAACGCACGGGTCGCAGAGAAGGGAGGACTGACCACAGCAACGCATCACACACGACCACTCGGCGGTCTTGTCACAGCCCTGAGCGGACTGGCACCCCGGCTCCTCGTCGAGGATGGTTTCGTCGAGGATGATCGTGTCTACCCGGGGTGCGTCAAGAACAGTCACGATGCCCACCGCTTCCAGGACGGGAACGTGGTCGTCGGCGGTGTTGTCGTTACCCCGTGGCGTTCCATGGCTTCACGGAGCCGTCGTGCACCCTCGGTGGATGCTTCGTGCACGGCGGTGTCCATCGCTTCCCACAGGAACGCGTAGAAGTGGATGAGTCCTTCACTGGGGTAGTCGCGTTCGTGCTGCGGTTCCCAGGTGTCGGTCCACTTGGTTTTCCATACCCCGTACATGCGGCATCCGCAGGGGCAGAGGCGAACGAATGGTCTGTTCATCACGACTCCTCAGGGATTCCCGTTGTTGCCCAGTGGTCGGTGGCGGAGGGTCCGAGCTCGGCCCGCTTCGCAGCCAGAGCCGACTTCACACGGTCGATACCGTCGATGCCGAACGCCTTCGCCTTCGCCTCAATCTCGTCCAACCGTTCCGCGGTGGTTGCGGCGGTTACCGCTTGGATGGCGGCGGTGATCTTCTCCTGCGACTGCGCGGCCCGCTGTCGTGGCGCAGCGCCAGGCCCCTTCGACGCGGCGTTTCCGTCGTCGTCCTCGTCGGGTGTGATACCCGTCACGGCTGAGAGGCAGTAGCGGCGTCCGTAGGTGTGCCACGACCCGAGTTCCTGCGCCTTAGCGCCGTCCGGGAGGGGCCACACACCGTTGAGCGATTCGCCCGACACGTGCCGCAGTTCCCACCGCAGCACAGGCCCGTCTTCAGTGACGTCGGGCAGGCACACCCATGCGAGTCCGTGCTTCGCGAGCACCGGGAACACAGCCTTGGTGACGTCGGGCAGGGTCGCGTACTTCGACTTGAACGCCGGGTTGGTGCCACCCTTGGACACATCAGGCAGTTCCGCCTGGAACGCGACGAGCGCCGCGGTGAGGCTCTTGTGGTCAGTCATGGCTACTCCGAAAAGTCGTAGAGGCAGTGGTCACAGACACGCGACTTGTCGATTACGACGCGCCCGTCACGGGGACAATCGGCGGTGATCTTCGGGTCTGCGGCGAACAGGGGGTGGAACACGGAACGGTCACCGCGGCGGAGTTCTTCGACAGCTTCCGCCTCAGTGAGCGTGTCCCACTCGGCGAGCCGGTTGAGTACCCATTCGGCGCCGGCCGTGAACGCTGTACGGACGGCGGGACCGTAGAACGCATACGTCTTGGTGGTCTTCCAGTCCTCGAACGCCCACGCAATGTCGGGGTGTTTGAAGGTGCGGTCTACCTCGTCGGTGACCATCGCGTTCCAACTCACTGGTCCCCCTCGGTGTGGGTGAAGTATTCGCGGAGTGCGTCAGTCGTCTCACGCGACAGGTGAATGTTGCGGTACGGGTCGTCCGGGTACTGGTAGGTGATGTAGGTGGGGGTTTCGATGACCGTCACCCCGTTGGACGCGAGAAATCTTCGGTTCACCGGGTCCGCTCCCTCTGTGAGCCGGGAGAGACGTGCGAGGACGCGCCGGGCGTGCTTGATGTGCTCGACCGTCGCACCGTGCGCGTAGGGCGACACGTCCCCCTTCCCGAGCCGGTGCGCCCAGTAGCCAGCCGGGTACTTGCCGCGACGGAACGCGAGGAGGATCGGGTTCGGCTCGTTGTGCTGGGTGTAAACCCGGGTGACGATGCTTCCGATGCTTTCGCCCTCACCATCGAGCACGGGGGCGACCGTGACAGACTGCCCGGGACGCCACGGCAGGTCGCTGGATTTCCGGCTTGAGAACATCACAGGGTTACCTCCACGATGATTTGGATGATGACCACGGCGACGAACAGCCACCACAAGGTCACGAGAATGTTCGGGCCAATATCAACAGGACGGTTCACGACGACTCGACGTCCAGGATCAGTTCGCCGCCACCGTCCGGGCCGTCATCCCAGCACGCGGGACACCAGATGCCGCGCTTCGTGCGCACGCCCCGGTATCCGCACACGTTGCAGGTTGCGTTCGCCTCGGGCATCACTGGCTCCCGTCCGGTCGGTGTCCCCCGTCGTCTGCGATGGTCAACTCCCGCAACACCCGCTCCGTCAACGCAACCCGCGCAACCGTCGCGTCAAAGTGGCGTTGCGCGGTGTCACGGTTCGTGGTCGCAACATGCAAGGCTGTCTCGGCACGTTCAACGTCGGTGTTGAACCGGGTGAGGTATCGGGCTGCTTCTTCCCGTTGTTCGATGGCTTGCGTGAGGAGTTCGTCAGCATCAGCAGCGTTCATGACGCGTCTCCGCCCGCTCGCGCAGGATCGTTCCGAACCGCCGTGCGCGAATGCATCGGCCAGTCGTAGTCGAACATGTAGTTGTGGCTGTTCCCGATGAGGTTGTAACGGGAGTTGGAGAACGACACCTTGAGGAAGGACCGTTCGCCGCCCGGCGCCGGAATCTCCGGGGAGGCATGGATCACGTACGGGTCAAGGCGCATGATGAGGTTGTCCCCGTAGGTGACGACGGTCTCGGGTCGGATCTGCGACTCGAACTGGGCGATCGACACGAGATGGTCGGGGCTGACGTCGTCAAACTCCTGTTCCGCGAACAGTGTCGGGAATCGGTCAGTCCAGACGTAGTTGATGTCGTCCGTGCCGAATCCGTCTGCGTGCCAGCCTGGGCGATTGAGGGGGTTGCCGGGTGTCGCGTAGCCGCGTCGGGCCGTCAGGTAGACGTAGTCCCACTCGTTCCCGTAGACACGCTCCTCCCGGTTGATTGCCTCCCAGACCATGTCGCGGGCGAAGGCGAGACGTTCGGGGAGGCGGACCGGGCGGAGCGGACTGTTCCTGAACCGCGGCATCCGGACGGGCAGGTACATATAGTGCATGTACTCGTGGAAGTCAGGGTCGAAGTGCCCAACGAGTTCCGGGGCGGAACCGTACGTGCGCTGCGTAACAATCATCGGTTTCTCCGGTTCGGTGAGAACAGCACGGTCAGTGCCGCGTGGGTTATGAGGGCTACGGTGAGCCCGCAGAGGATCGCTAGCCGGGCGATGTGGTTCCGTTCACGGCGCATCCACGGGGGGCGACCGTTCACGTACGCCCACCGGTCACGACGACTCATGGCCGAACCCACCTGCCCGTCACGAGGTCGAAATGTTCCGGCTCGCGCAGCTTCACGTAAGTGCCCGCAAGCGAGGTTGACGCGAGCGTCCGATCGGGCTCCGGCACCATAAGCGACCAGGACGGACGGCGCTCCACTATTGGCGTCCGCGCGCGTCCCGTCCGCATAGTGGAAGTGGAGTCGTCCGGCGAGGAATAGAACGCTCGTTGCTTTGCCCCACACCTCGCGAACGAATCCGGCAGTCTCGGTCCGCGCAAAGATGAGGGCGATACCGTCACCATGCTCCGCAAGCCGAGCAAGCCACTTCCACGCAGCGAACGAGTACGGGGGGTTCAGCCAGACGTGCCCGTCCCAGTCGGCGGATAGACCATCCTCCGGGAGCTCGATGTGACGCCCAGCAGTCGGCCACGGTCGTGGGGACGGTGCTGCGCACGGGTCAAGGTCGAACGGTCCCAGCTTCTCTACGAGGTCAGGCGGTGTGAGCCACGTGGTCGTCTTGGCTCGCGCGGACTGATGCGATCCCATCGCTCTGCTCATGGCTCTCCCCTTTTCGTTTGTGTGTTGTGGGGTTCGGTACCCTCAAATGGCCGACCCGAACCCCACAAGCGGTTACGCGGCGATGCGTGCCGCGAGAACAGAACCCGGTGTGGACTCCCCCGGGAAGGTGATGCCGGCGATGCGGTCGATGTTGTCGGCGTTCAGCACCGCCACGATCGCGTCGAGTTTCGGCGTCTTCGGGTGACGTGCCTGCATGTCGCGCGCCTTGTCGAGTGCGCGGCGGACGATGGGGTTGTGGTCGGTCTTGTTCATTGCTCTCTCCTTGGTTGGGTTGGTTGGTGTCCTGCCGCGACTTGTACGCGGGTGTGTGCCATGCATCTCAGGACCCGACCCCTTCATCGCCCGACCGTTCAACGGTTCGTTAGGCGATCCCTCAAAGTCGATGTATCAGGCGCCAGCTACGGCGCTCAAACTTGGTGTTCCCCTTCGACAGAGAACGTTGAGTAAGCAACCGGACTCACGATCCGATCCGCCCGGTGGACATACACCGGAACCTCACAACCGCTGCGCCTATCCACCCCGTTCGGTGGCCTCACTCACGCTTGGCTGCTATCTGTATGGAGTTCGCCGCGTCTGGCTTTCAGCCGCTCGGTGGGCGGGATAGACGCGGAGGTACTGCATCCGGGCACGCCGGATAGTGCTAGGCAGCGATCTGTGAGCGCCTGCCGAGCGGGTGGAGCGAGTCGGGTTACTCGAGCTCTGGGATCTCCGTGGGGAGTACGGGGTCTTCTGTGAGGATGTCCGGAACAGGACGAGACGGGATCACGGGGTCACCTCTTCCCACTCGCCGGCACTGCGACGGCGAACCAACGTGAAGTCGTCAGCGCTGGCCTGGACCTCGCGGGCCACCGCCTCCGAGTGGTACTTGAGAACCTGCCCGAAGTAGCTCGTGGCGGCATCCTCCCTAACCCCGTACTCCCACTCGTCGGCGGTCGGGTCGGCAGGGTAATCCGCAAGGTCGATGACGACTGAGGCGTTCACGTCGACCGTGGTGAGCAGGGGGTGAGCCAGAACGCGCTCGTGCTCAGCGATCAGGGCGCGGAGAGCTGCAACCGCCGCCGTCTCTACGTCGGCCACATGTTCCGCACCACGCCACTCGGCTTCGAGTGCATCCGCGGCGACGCGGGCATTGTCGATCGTGCTCATCGTCCTGCCTCCCAGTCGGAGCCGGCATTGAACGCCGCCTGAAGGTCCACCACGGCCAGCTCGGACAACGGCCCCATGGTGGCGAGGAGTTGACCAAACGCAAACTCACGATCAGACATCACACACCCCCCTTGAGTTCCTGCACCCACGCAGCGAACCCGCGCGGATCAGCCGTCACGATCCCGGAACCCTCATGCACCCACAGGTGCGCTGTGCCCGATTCCCACGACGGGGACCAGTAGCCGTGCTTCTCCAGAGCCTTGGCCTGGACTTCGACGGACGCGAAGTTCTCGCCCTCGAACTCGCGGTCGTACTCCCAGTCCCAGGAGTCATTCCAGGAAGTCATCACACACCCCCCATGTGGTCAACGTCCGACTCGTACCTGGGCCGGCCCTGTACGGCTTCGTGCTGCCGGTGCTCAACCAGCAAATCCACCGCAAGCAACCCAGCCCCGATACTGAGCGGCACCCACCCATCCACACCGAACATCACAAGGACGGCACCGAAGAAGAACAGGAACCCGCCCACCAGAGCATTCAGCGCCCGTAACATCAGACACGCTCCGGGAGGTCGTCGAAGTAGCGGTCCAGCTCGTCCCGGTCAAAGAGGACTGTCGACCCGCGCTTCTTCGCGGCGAGGCGGTTGTTGCGGACCTCGGCACGCAGCACCCAGTCGGAGATTCCGAGGTACTGGGCGGCTTCCGCGACGGTGAATCCGCGCTTCTCAACGACCATCGAAGATCACCTCCGCACCCAGGGCACGGGTCGCACGGGCGATCTCCACAGCGGTCAGAGAGTCACGGTCTACCGTGAGGTGTCCGCGGGCGATACCGTTATCGTCAGCGAACCGGCCGAGGACTGCGTGTACAATCAGCCCGGCGATGTGCGATGGTGTGTCCATGTGGACACCGTAGCAAGGTGTCCACGTGGACACAAGCGCTT